TCTAACATGGTTACGATACGTGCTATCATTTCTCTCGCAATTGCACCTTTGTTTGCAAGAACAGCTACAGTAACTTCGGGGTGGAATAAAAGATACCATAAAAGATATGCACAAGAAGTTATTGATTTACCTGACTGTCTACTCGCAAGAACGACATTGAATCGATTTTGATTGTAAAAGTTTATTAGTTTTTCTTGATACCCACGTAATTGAAAAGGAACCATACCTTCATCAAGAGAAATAATTTGTGTATAATTCTCTATGAAATGAGCAGGGTTTTGAGAACACTTCATGTATTCTGCTAACTCTGTTTCAGTATATTTGGTTTCTATACCAACACGTTTAATTTGCGTGTTGCCTAGATAACCTTCATTCTTCGCTTGAACCATTATTCGATTTCTTTAAGAACTTTTGTAGTTCACTTGTTGAACCCACATAAAGATGATTATGTTGGTCTCTGATTTTTGTATCGTCATCTTCTAGTTTCTTCATTTTACTTTGAAGGTCTATAAGTTTCTCTGCAGTCTCCCCCACAGTCTTAATTAACTGTCCTGCGACTTCATAGGCACGTGGGTGTTCTGTTTCCTTAGATAGGTCTAAGATACCGTCAATTGCGTCCTGGCCTCGTTCTATGAGGTCGTAGAGGTGTTCTCTCGCATACTTGAAGTCAGTCTCTATGGTCTGATGTTTATCAGGTCTAATCATAGGAACCGCTTTGGTTTCTTTTTTTAAAGAGGTGTTAATATCGAGCAAGTCGTTTAACTTTTCGTCTACTTTTTTTGTCATAATTATGCATCATCTGTTAAGTTGTCTGTGTAGGTTTTGTTTGTTCCATCGTCATAGAAAGAAACATTTTCCGCTACTACAAACGTATCATTAGTATCTACTGAACCTACAAATTTCAATGTAGATTTTTCTGCCAAACTTGTAATAGTTGCACTTAGAACCATACTAAGTTTATCACTCGCAATACTACTTATGGTTGGATTAGTTGTTAATCCAGTTCCAAATACTTCGTCTCCCACACTTATATCAGCGTCTAGTGCTGTTGTAAATGCAACTGTTGAAGAATTTGATACTGCCGTATTTGTTCTGTTTACAAATGCAGGTTCATAGTGTTTTACTTCTTTGACTAATCCTGCACTAGTAATTTCTGAGGTAGTAAATGCTGAGTTACCGTCACCTATGTAATCTCTTTCAATAACATTTTTAATAATCTTACCTGTATAAACTGGGCCAAAGAAATACAATTGCATTTGAAATTCTAAAGAATATGTAATTATACGTCTTTCATCATAACCACCTTCGTAAGTATCTTCAAAAGAAACACTACTTAAAATGATAGGAACGTCTCTGTTATCACTCATATCGTCTATCATTTTCATAGTTACGGTATAATCAGGTTGGAAATATGGAACTATTTGTTCTACTATTTGTAATGCGTCATTCATTTTATTTGCCATTATAGACAATGTAAAATTTAAGTTGTAAGGCGCAGGTGCGTATTGAAACCTACGATTGACTTTATCAGCTTCTTGAGTAGTCTTATTGTTTCTAATTAGTTTATTTTGTTGTCGTGTCGAATCATATTCAAACCCTGTAAGTTCAAATGCGATTCTCGGTAAAGTGATAGCAGTTCTGTTTGCGTCATTTAAATTTGTTTCAGCATTCAATCTCGCAAGAAACTTTGCTTTTGGCCCGTAACTAATAGGAACCTTTCTTATATTTAAAATAGTTCCGTCTGCTTTGATATCAGCAACGTCAATATCATTAAAAAGAGTTCCGAATATTGAAACCGCTCTTTTGATTGTTTCATTATAAAAACGTGTTCCAAACATTATGTAACCTCACCAAATGGGTTTGTTTCTGAGAAGTCTAAGTAATTATCTGCCTTACTTTCAAAGTCTAAGTTCTGAGCATTTCCGTCTTGATTCATAGTCATAGTATCTGTTATACTTGAAACAGTTCTTGAAGAACCTGATTCTGCACCAACAAGAACGTCTCCAACTCTTAATGATGTTGTTACATGGATAAGTTCTAGTTTATTAGGTGTTACTGATTCACTATATGAAACTACCTCACCAATTACATTACCACTTAATGTAATATTCTCACCAAGTGTGTATGCACCAGTTCCACCCATTCTTAAATCAACTCTATATGCTTGTTGTTCCTCAACAAAGTCTGCGTCAGTTCCAGTTGCAAAGTCTTCACCAGCATATTCAAATAGTTCTACTTGAAGTTTAAATACAAATAACTTTCCTACTTGATAGAAAGGCATTTCATGTTCTACAAATTTAATTTCAAACAAGGAACCTGTCAATGGAAGATAAACTAAATCTCCTTCATTAGGTCTCAATGAAGTTGCAAGATTACCGTCTGTTGCAACAAATCTTTCCCAACTTCTTACCGATATAACTAATGTTGCTTGGTCACGTATTTCTACACCAAATTTTGACATGAGGTCACCCTCACCCTCAAAACCTTCGGGGTTTTCAATATACATTTCTACTGAATATGCATCTCCAAAAGTAGATTGCACATCTTCACCAAGGATAGTATCCTCTTCAACTATTTTTCTTGGTAAGTAGTATGTTTCTTGTCCATACATTCTAAGTGATTCAACAACTAAATCTTCATATAGATGTTGTTCACTCGAAACTGCATGGTTAAAGAATACGTTAGTTGGCATTTATTACCCCATCATATCTAACACAGGCATTTCGTAGTTTAATCTTGATTCTTCTTCTAATCTTGTTCTTTCCTCTAGTGCTTCTGTTTTTATTGTATCAGGTTCAAGTGTTACTCCGCCTGGCAGTGCGATACCACCAAACTTAGATAAGTTTTGTCCCCATTGATATTTGACTAATGAAGTTGCATATCTTTTCAACCACATGTCATTGTAAATATCTGTAAAATCATTTGGGTCTATCTTTCTATAACATTCAATAATAATATACTCACCAGCGTTAACTTGGTCTGCGTCCATATCAAGATATAATCTGTTCATATGAGTATTATATCTGATAGGTGTTTGACCTACTAAGATTTGGTCTAACATACTGATATGCTGTTGAACCATTTCATAGTATAGAATACTAGTATTCGTTAAGTCGTATATGTCATTCAATCTTAATTGATATCTAATATCAAACATATTAAGATTGTGTTTATCTGCGAATGGGAATATGTTTAGAACAGATAATACAAACTCAGGTAAAACAATATAGTTTTGTTGTTGTTTGTATACTTGGTCTGTTTTTGCGTGTGTCCCAGCGGCGTTTTCTGTAAAAGATTCGTCTGATTTTAATGCAGTAATATCGTTAGCACTCAGTTGGTGTTTTAAATATGTTTTGATACTACCGTCATAGTGATACTCACGGAAGTATTGAAGCGCTTCGTCTACTCTATCGTCCAGTTGGTCATCGTCAATATTGATTTCTATAACTGGCGCTCCAAGAGCTCGCTTGATATATTGTTTAAATGTGTCTTTAGAATTTGGTGCGGCCATAGTAGTAATTTCCTTTAATACTACTATTTATAAGAATTATTCTTGGAAGTAAGTTTTATTCTGTAGTCTGTCTAGTTTATCGTCTATTCTATCTAATTTACTCATTAATCTTTCTAATTCGTCAGATAATTGTTCACGTGTCACATAGTCTTTAGCAACTTCTTCACGTGTTTTATTGATAAGAATATCAAGTCTTTTTTGTTCCGCTAAAACAGAACGAACTAAGAATCCTAACGGAGCTAGAACGAATGTTAGTATGATGTTCCATATGATATGGGCATCGATTGTAATAAAATTTGCGGCTTCTTCCATACAAGTTATTTATGGAATTAGCGTATTGGATTACCTTTTTCGTCTAAATTAAATACGAATTCATCAGGATTCCACCATGGGTCATCGAAGTTCATATCAAAAGCACCTGCACCTCTTTTATCACCTAATAAGTCAAACATTTCCATATTGAATGAAATACTATATCTTTCTTTATCAGTATAATTCGGTTCAACCATATGTGAACAACCACTAGGAAATATCCAAAGGTCACCTACACGAGGTGCAACCATGTAATCCATTCTACTTCTTCCATGCATAGGGAAGTTACCTAAAACTTTAGGCATTGTATCTAGTGCAACAAAATTCCCTTCGTCACCATCTGCTTTAATATATAAAACACCTGACCACCAACAAGCGGGGTGTGTATGAGGTCTATTGTATGAACCCTTTTCATTAATATTTGCCCAAGAGTTTCCTGCACTCATTCTAACACCGTCTTCTTTGTGTATACCATGGAAAGGTAATACTTCCTCAGTAAACATACGACTGATACGATTCATACATTTTTCAAATATAGGACTTCTTTCACAACCGTCCTTAGATTGCCAACCTGCTAAATGTTCTGCAGGTGCCATAGCGTTAGACACTTGTCTACCTTTAGGGTCACGTTTACGCATAGCGTCAATTTCATCAATCAACATTTGATTATATTCTAAATCATATCCTTGATTTTCATTTAAATTTTCGTCCAACAAATTTCTATGAAACATATAAGTTGGAAATAATAATCTAACACTCATCTTAACCGTCCCAGTTTAAATCCGTTAATTGTTTTTGTTTTTCTTTAAAGTCTTTTTTCTTTCCAACCATATGACTTGACCAACCATTACCAACAATGGTATCAGTTCCATAAACTCTTTGAATACATTGTTGTGTCATAATACCGTCTTTAATCACAGTATCTGTAATCAAAGTTTCGATAGTTTCGCCTATCTTTACTGGTTTATCATATGTAATTCTAAAATCAATGATTGGAACAAACTTTTGAACGTAGAACATTGAATACAATCCTAAAGTATAATCTGCAATAGCAGCTCGGTATGGGCCACCCACATACTTTTGAGGTTTTGGTTGGATTGAATGCCACCACCTTGTTTCCCATATGGTTGATAATGTATCATAACCTCGTTTGCCTGGCACAGTTTTCCAACCGCAATATACTTTTTCATTAGTCCAGTTTAAGGAATTCCAAACATAAAAAGCAGACATATCGCCAGCGTTTTCAAAATTATCTATTTCGATATTATGTTCATAGTGTGATTTTGGAGTTTCAAACTCTGTATAACCTTCGTATTTCATTCTTTCATTTTTCCTGTTTTTGGGTCAAAAGGGCATTCGTCAGGTGGTGCGTCTTTAAAGTTTTTACTTTTATTAGACCACATGTATTTTCTATAAAATCCGCCAGGGATTTGTCCGTCAGGTGACTCTGCGTCACCTTCTACCATACTTAACTCTTCTATTGAGGGTTTTCCATATTCACTACTTTTGCTGTTTCTTTCCTTGATATATTCTTCACCGTCAATAGGAAGATATGATGCAACCCATTGTTCTCTTCTGTAAGGAACTATTTGTGCTACCACCGAACCTTTTGGTATTATAAAACTATGGTTACATGTAGGATACATTATTATCTGTGTTGAGTCTGTTCCTGTATTGAACATATCAGTATCTATCATTCCTTGCCATGTTCTATAATATTTATTTTGGTGTAAAAAGGGGTCAAGATACAAACAAGTATATCCTGGCGGTGTCATTACTGACCAAGGAACTCTAAACTTAAATGCGTCATAGGGTCTCGAACCACTTTCATCAGGTTTTAGGTGTGTAAAATTTGTTCCCATAAGTTGTGCTTTATTATGCGTTGGAGAGGCATAACTTTCTTCCCAACTTCCTTCTTCTTCATTCCACGGAACAGAAGTAAACCAATAGTCATCTTCGTAGTTACAGCGTATATCTCTCATGGTTTGAATCATATAACCTGTTGCTAACCAATCATGCATAGCAGGACAGGCTCTTAATGTTATAGAAGGTATACCCTTTTCTAACATATGAATTTTAGATTTTTTCCACCAATCGGGTTGCACTTTGTTTGCAGGTATCGGTCTAAAAAATTCAAATGCATGTTTATTGTATGTTTTAAAAGTAATTGTAGGCATTTATAGATACCACCCGTCTGTTTTTTTAGGGTCTCCATCATTGGTAAAATATTTAAATCTCAAGTTTCTTGGAGTTAGTTCTTTTTTCTTTTCATTTTTAGGAACTAATCTTATCTCGTCCCCTCTTAAAACTAATGACCTTCTATCAACATATCTGGCATTTGGTCTTGGTGCTTCTGCACCATGCGGTATACGTCCGTCAAATAGTAAGAGTCTATTTGGTTTAAATTCTACTCTTCCTATTTCATGTTTGTCCATTTGTTTACCAACACCGCCTGGAACTGATTTGTCATAAACTCTTAAATCACCACCCCAATTAGGATTCCAAAATCTATTAAAATAAAATAAAAATGATACATTCCATTCATTTTCTTCCATACTATCATAATGACATGTTCCGTCTAATCCTTGAGTTTGACAATTCAATCCCATGTATTGAAAGTTAACCCATTCAAAACCAAAATCATTTCTTATTTTTGAGTCAAAAAACTCTGGCATATAAAATATATGTCTAGGTAGACCGTCTTCTTTTTCTACACCACCCCTTCCAATATCTTCGGGAGTCAAATGTCTGTCACCTCTAAAAAAAGTTCCACCCCAAAAACTATGTTCAGGTAATCCTGATTGATTATCAGAACTTACTTGATTTGTTTTTGACCATATATTAGAATTGACTAATTGTATGTCCCACCAATGCCATAAATTTTTTTCCAAATAATTATCTATGACATGAAATGTATCTTTTAATGGGTAATTTTCTTTAGTGAACCTAAATGGTTTATCATGATAAATGATTTTCACATTTAACTCACAGCAGTAGGACTCAAAGGAAAGGGAATTTCATTAGCATATGACTCAATAGGTTTTAAATGGTCTTCTCTTGTTGCTAAAACTTCGTCTTGCACCTGAAAAGATATTCCATAAGCTGCATCTGCAAATTCTAAAACTCTTCTTGCTTCTGACCTAAAGGGGTGATTAGAACCCTCACGTCCCACATAGTTACATTCATTTAAATCATTAAACCTGTAATGTTGAGCACATTCTTGAATTCTTTCTTGCACAATATTTCTCAAGTCCTCAACTATTTGAACATTTAATGATACACCTTGTGGAGCTTCTGATTGTTCGATATATGTTTCAATTGAATCTCTATCAGTATCTTCTAATGAAGTTCTTTCTTGTTGTTCAAATGGTTTACTATCGTCATAATTAAGAATTTTAAATTCTTCATTGTTGTCATAAACGATAACGTCAAAATCAAAACCTAAATTTGGTTTATCAACATTTTCGTATTGGAATCTTAAACCGTTTGGTTTGGTTATGTGAAGATTATTATCTTCTGTAAAAACTAAAGCATTCATAATATATTTCCTCTCTTTTATTTATTGAGTTTATTTTTCACCTTTTCATACACTTCTAATTTTTGGATTTCACTACAATCCATATCTTTTATCCAAGGGCCACCTCTTGTATAATGCACCGCATTGAATCGTTTATTTTCGTCTGACATTCCTTCTGTAAATATGTATTTGTCAGGAATCCTATCAATTTTATCTGTCCATTCAAACTGGTGTAGGTATTTTCCCGTTTGAGTATTTACAACTTCGGGTGTCAACTTTTTACAGTCTTCATGAGCATTATTGAATACCATAAAACTTGACCAAAGTTTTTTAGGATACATAACATTTTCTTCTCCACCCATTTTTACTTTAGACATTTTTTCAAGTTCATATTCATATTGAACACATGCTACTGCATTATCAGGGTGTAAAAAATAAAACATTTCCCACCATGGTTTTGTCCAAATAAAATCATTGTCTACGAAGATACTAAAACCTTCATAATTTTCCAAGTATGGAATCAAAAATCTACTATATGTAAATTCAGTAGATTGATTTGCATACTCTCTATTATACTCTGCAATCTTAGATACGTCAAGAAGTTTTATCTCAGGTTCAAATCTACACCCTTCATCTTTTACATAACTCGAGCATGTATTTCTTATAGATTCTATTTGCACGTCCTCTATACCTTCATGACGTGAATCATAACCAATGTATATGTTTAATGGTTTACCATTGAATAATTTAGAAACTTTTTTAGAAAAATCACTAACTTTTTCTCTCCATGGTTTTTCAGGAACTGCTTTACCTTCATCGTCATACTCGCCTGAACATTGTAATTCTATGTTTGCATAATTATAATTTACATGTATTTCGGTAGGTCTTTTACCGTCAAACTGTGGTTCTGTAAATGTTTTAATCCAATCGTCAACTTCTAAAGGTTTAATCCAATCAAAAGCGTCATACGCATCCCAAACAATTAATGTATTACTTTCATCATCTGTCATACCGAATACACCTTGTCTTACTGAGCCAGGGTGGATATGCATATAGTAATTGTTTTGGCTGTCTTGACTTCTAGTTAAAACTCCTTGTATTGGTTGATTTAAACCATTTTCTTTGATATCATGAAGTAACCAATGACCTTTACAACCATGATAAAAATTTGAACCGTTTTCTTTTGCATTAGTAACTATTTCCTCTGTTTTAGTATTTTGTTTATTCATGTTTATACCAAGAGTATAATAATCAGGAATAAATTTTAAGTAAGACGAACATTGATAATTTAAAGAAAAGTTATCTAAATTCAAAAGTTTTGAATTTTTTATATCGCCCCAAGATACTTTTTTAACATTAGGACAGTAAACATTATCAATTAAATATTTAATAACTTTATAAGCGTCACATGTTTTATCAAAAGAACCGTCAGGATAAACTTTTATGTGACCCACATGGTGACCACTTTTATAAAAAATTTGTTTACGGATATCTTCTTTTGTCCAGTCTAGACGGAATGGTTTGAAGTCAATTAAATGTTCAATTTCATGCATAATATAATTCTCTCATGTGAGAGTATTTAGGGTGTTACGAAATAGGTGTTGCAGGCCACTGTTGTTGTAACACTCCGTCCCAACGTTGAACAGGATTTTGATAGTTCTGCTGATACGGATAAGGGTTCTGATAGTTCTGCTGGAACGGATAAGGATTCTGATACGTTTGTTGGAACGGATAAGGATTCTGATAGTTCTGCTGATACGGATACGGATTCTGATAATTCTGTTGGAACGGATAAGGTTGTTGTCCATTAGCAGGATACGTGCCTGGCGTTTGAGCATTCGCAGGATAAGGTGTCTGTGCATTCACAGGTGTAGTGCCTGGCTGTTGTCCATTAGCAGGATACGGTGTTTGTGAGTTTGCAGGATATGTTCCTCTCGCATTATTCTGATACGTAAATGGTGCTTGTGCGTTTGCAGGATATCGTCCTCTTGCGTTGTTCTGATAAGTGAACGGTGCCTGACTGTTTGCAGGATATGTGCCTGGCGTTTGTCCATTAGCAGGATACGTTCCACGTGCATTGTTTTGATACGTAAACGGTGCTTGACTGTTTGCAGGATATGTTCCTCTCGCATTATTTTGATACGTAAATGGTGACTGACTGTTTGCAGGATATCTTCCACGTGCGTTGTTCTGATATGTAAATGGAGTTCTTCCATTCGCAGGGTATCTTCCACGAGCATTAGCAGTGAATGGATAGTTAACATTTGCAGGTCTACGACCATTAAAGTTTACTGGCGCTCTTACGGCATATGGCAACCCTTTAAACTGAGCTGAAAGAGGTTGTTGTCCAGCATAAGTGTATGGTTGTTGACTACCTGTGGTTCCAGTTGCGTTAACAGTAAAAGGATATCTTGCCTGATATGTAAACGGTTGTCTTGCATTAGCAGGATACGTAAATGGATATCTTGCTTGATAAGTTCCTGGCTGACGTGCGTTAGCAGGATACGTAAATGGATATCTTGCTTGATAAGTTCCTGGCTGACGTGCGTTAGCAGGATATGTAAACGGATATCTATTTTGATAAGTGAACGGAGTCCTGTAAGGATTCTGATAAGTTCCTGGCTGACGTGCGTTTGCAGGATATGTAAATGGATATCTTGCTTGATACGTGCTTGGTTGTCTCGCATTGGCAGGATATGTAAATGGATATCTTGCTTGATAAGTTCCTGGCTGACGTGCCTGATACGTAAACGGTGTTCTATAAGGCGTTTGATACGTGCTTGGTTGCCTTGCCTGATACGTAGAAGGTGTTCTATACTGATGTTGATACGTAAATGGAGTTTGACCAGTTGCAGGTCTTTGTGCTTGAAGTCTTCCTGTCGCAGGTCTTTGTGCTTGTAATTGTCCTGTTGCAGGTCTTTGAGCAGCTACTGTTCCTGTTGCAGGTCTTTGTGCTTGAAGTCTTCCTGTCGCAGGTCTTCGAGCAGGTTGTTGAGTCGTTTCCTGACCGCTGGCGTTATTCCACCCGTCAGGGGTCTTTACATAAATCTGTTCGACTGCTCTCCACCCATCAGGCGTTTTTACCCATGCACCCTGAGTTGCGTTCCAGCCTGTAGGGGTTTTAACCTTCTGTGAACCTGAAGCCATAATTATCCTGTCACTCTATTAAGAGTATAAAATCCATAAGTCACCAACTTGACCGTCAGAACCTGATGGCGCTGAAGTATTTTGGTATATGTTCCTTACAACTTGACCACTGTTATTTGCGTAGTCAGTATGAATTTGATTGAATGTAACGTTACTATTTGTTGCAACTGCTTGTCCGATTGAAACTGCAGTTCCTGATACAGAAACACCTGTTCCTGCAGTCAAGGTTGTTATATTTGCACTTCCGTCAAACGATACTCCATTGATTGTTCTTGCAGTTGTTAAAGTAGCTGCGGAACCTGTTGTATTTTGATTAAGAGTTCCTATTGTTAAGTCTATAGTTCCGTCTGCATCTTGATAATCAACTGTAATACCTGATTCAGTATTACTTGAGAACATAGCTCCAACTATGTCTTGAATCTCTTCGTCTGTTTGGTTTGCTGTAGCGCCTGCTTCTATACCATCTAATTTTGTTCCGTCAGCGGCAACATCTCTTCCGTCTACTGTTCCACCTACAGTAATATTACCTGCAGATGAAATTGAAGCTGCATCTACTGCTGATACATTTAGATTAGCTCTAGTAAATGATAAATCACCTGTGCTAGCACCTGTAAATGAACCTGTTCCTATTGCAATTGCGTCTGCACTTTCGTCCCAACCTATGAATACGTTGTCTGAACTTCCTCTCTCAAAAACAAGACCCATATCATTTGCAGGTGTTCCTGTAGTTCCATTTCCTAACTCAATCAATCTATCTGTAATTGTTGTATTAGTAGAAGCAGCTGTTGTTGTTGTTCCATTAACAGTTAAATTACCTGCAATAGTTACGTCTGTTGCGGCTATATCTGCAAAGGTTACGTCTGAGGTTGTTGATACTGCCTGACCGATACTGATTGCACCACCTGAAAAACCTACACCAGTTCCAGCACTTAAATGAGCTCTTACTTCCGATGCACTTGGGCCAGTATATGTGATTACACCAGTTGAATTATTGTATGCAAGTGAACCGTCTCCACCTGAATCTGTTACGGAAACCTTTCCTCTAATTGTTGCGTCTGTAATTGCAAGGTCAATTGCACCGTCAGCGTCTGAATCATTGTATGTCGCAGTAATATTTGTGTGTGAACCATTAGTCGCTACTTGAGCACCAACAATATCTTGAATTTCTTCTGTAGTTTTACCAGTTGAAGAAATTACCATAGTTCCAGCTGCGTCATCATATGTTACTGTAGTTGAACCACTTCCACTTACGAATGCACCGACTACGTCTTGAACTCTTTCTGTTGTATGATATTGATTAGTTGAACCCTCTCCGACATCATCAGTGTCTAGTGTGATTGCACTACCTAACGATACTGCATTTGAGTTTACAGTTACTGAACTATTTGCAAGTTTACTGTTAGCAATTGAACCTGCCAACATGTCATTTGTGACACCACTTACGACAAAATCAAGATTACCGTCTGTATCATCATATGATACTGAGATACCTGTTTCTGTGCCATCTAACATACCACCAACAAAGTCTTCGACTTGTTCTTGTGTAAGTTGAGTATTAGTTGTTGATACTGAACCACCTAATGCAACTGATTGACCATCGATTGTTATTGAACTATTTGATAGTTTACTATTAGCAATTGAACCTGCTAACATAGTATTTGTGATACCACTTCCTTTAACTTGTAGTGTATCTGAACTTGTTTCTATTGAACTATCATCTACTTTAACTGCAAGAACACCACTTGAAGATTCAAGTCCGTCTCCTGCAACTGCAGTCATTAAATCTGAGATTGATTCTTTTTTACTTGAATTATCACTTCCGTCAATGATTGCAATACTATCTGCACCAGCGTCAACAGTAGCGGCTGTTAATTCGTTTAAGTCTAGTGCAAGTGATACTGTTCCAGTTGTTCCACCACCTGATAAACCGTCTCCAGCAGTAACACCTTCTATGTCACCTGCGTCATTTGTAAATGATATTACACCAGTTGAAGAGTTATATGATAAATCTCCACCAGCACTAATTTTTCCTCTAATTACTGAATCCGCTATTCCTAATGCACCTGAACTTGCGGTTATATTATCTCCCGCCATTGCAGTAGCTAAATCTTGAATTGATTCTTTCTTACTTGAATTATCTCCACCGTCTATGATTGCGATAGAGTCAGCGGATACGTCTACAGCAGCTGACGATAGTTCGTTTAGGTCTACAGCAAGAGATACATCTCCACTTGACCCACCGCCTGAGAGACCATTACCAGCAGTTACACCAGTTACGTCTCCAACTTGTCCGTTGATTGTTAATGTGCCTGCACTATCATCATATGTTGTAGAAATACCTGTTCCTGCTTGGATTAAGGCGTTGACTCTATCGTCAACCTTTTCGTTAAAATCACTTCCTAGTGCGGCTGATTGTATAAGACCTGAGCTGTTGATTACCTCGGTAACCCCGATACTCAGTCCGTTTTTTACATGAAAATTTTTAGCAGCCACGCTTTCGCCTCCGTTTACTGTTCACTATCCCAGTTCACAGCATTATTTAAAATGTCTGCTGTTATTTATAATAAAGGAGCTTTGTAAGATTAAGATTCTACTAATTGTCTATCAAATTTAAATACTGTTGAAGACGTAGAGGCGGGAGTTATTAATAGTCTTGCGTTACTACCTGAAATATCTGCACTGAATGTAGCTAAATCACTACCTGACCTCAATGTTCCATATTCAAGAATGTCTGCAGTAGTTCCGTCATGTGATATTACAATTTCTGTAGAATGATAATCTGAACCTTGAGTTACAGAAACAATATATCTTGCAGTAGAATATGTTGCGATTGCAAACGTATCCAATGCAACCTGAGTAGTTGCAGTAGTTGTTGTTGAACCTGACTTTCTTCTTGAGGATACTAATTCTTTACTTACAACAATATCGTCATTAGCACTATCGTAATAGATGTGTCTAGATACTTCTGCAAGTTTGAATGCTAATGATTTAGGCATTACTCTCCTCTCTTAGTCACGCTCCAATAGAACGTAGTATTAGTATTAGCAGGAGTTACCAATAGATTAGTATTTCCTGAACTAACTGATGTATTTAGAGAGAATAGAACACCTGATGTTACCACATCACCATATTGTGAGAAGTAACTATCGGTTCCGTCTGTTCCTACGACAACCTCACATGCGTGTGTTCCACTCGAATGGACTGCAAGTAATGAATATTTTAATCCTTCATACGCAGTTGATTGTGAATCAAGAGTTTGGTCTGCAGTTGTAGCTGTAGTTGTCAACTCACCGTCTTTAAGTGCTGGTAACCTACTGTAGGTTAAAAAGAAAGTTGTATTAGTATTAGCAGGTGTCGCTCTTAATATTTGATTACCACTTGACATTGTTGTAGATAAAGTATACAAAAATGCCCCTGTAGTTGTTACGTCACCATATTGTGAAAAGAATGCACTACTTCCGTCATTACCCATAACTACTTCACATGAATGTGAACCTGTTGAATGAACTGCAGTCAAAGATATTTTAGTTGACTTTGTCCCAGCAGAAGCAATCGAAAGAATAGTTTGGTCTGCATTAGTAGTTGTTAATGCTGAAGATGAACTTTCAACTAATGCGCCTGGCTGTTTAGGTGTTTTAACACAAAGAACATCACCACTTTCTCCATTTGCTTGAAGAGTGATAACTGAGGAACTTGTTGTTGCGTAATCGACACCACCGTCTTGTAATAATACACCGTTTAGATATACTGCTTCTTTTCCGATATCGTATGACAATGCTTGCCCATCATCGTCATTACCTGATATTGTAGTTGTAGTTCCTGTTAGTGTATAGGTAAAAGTATTTCCAGTTCCATAACTTCCACCACCACTTTGGTCTGCCCACGATAAAGCACCCGAACCATCGGTTACTATAACTTGGTCTGCTGAACCATCGGAAGTGGGGAATGTGATTGCGTCATTAATAGTGAATGATGCAGGATTAGACCCTACTTCTACAATGGCAGCCGAACCGTCATTCTTCTCAGTATAGAACCTACCGTGGTAAGTATTTACTGCCAACTCACCTAGAGTGATATCTGAGGTTGTTGGAACAGCGTTCTGAGTCGAAGACTTCTTGAACGTTATGACTGTTGCCATGTTTTACCCTATTCTAATAATTAAAATGTCCCACCGTCAATACCAGTGATAGTTACTGCACCACTTGATACAGTGAAGTTTGCACTAGCAAAACTTGCGATACCTTTGTTTGAAGTTGTTGCGTCTTCTCCGTCAATTGTTATACTTCCACCTGCGTTAGTAATATCAATACCTTCACCTGCTGTCAAAGTAGCAGCTTGGAAGTCACCATTTGAACTATGACCAATTAATAATTGACCGTCTGTTGGTGCTGAACCGTCTACGGAAGTTATTGAACCACTTAATGCTAAACCAACACCTTCCATGTTTCCAAATGCAACATTACCTGCTGAACCTGAGAATACTTCGGAAGTGTTTGTAGCGTCTGCAATAAACGTGAACTTACTTGTGGAATCGTCAAAACCAAAGAAACCTACTTTAGCAGAAGAACCGTCATGGTATCTAAACTCAATACCTCTATCTTTGTTATCGTCTGAACCTGGCGCTGAATCTCCACCAACTGTAAAGATTGGGTCGTCTACAGTTGTAGTTGTAGAGTTAACAGTTGTAGTTGTGCCGTTAACTGTGAAGTTACCTGTAACTGATAAGTTGTTTCCTATTATTACGTCACTAGGTAAACCTACTGTAACTGTTTGACCACTTACCGATGTATCAACTTCGTTTGATGTTCCTACGATATTTAAAGTTTGGGAATCTAAGTCTACTGCACCTGTTCCTGAATCACCTGTAATATCTAAGTCTTGTGCAGTTATGTTTGAATCAACATAGTCCTTAACAGCAGCCGCTGTCGGGAATCCTGTGTCTACGTCATTACTTGAAATACCTTCTGATTCGGTAATGATAACTGCGTCTGCAATTTTAGCAAGTGTGACTGCGTCATTTGAAATAGTCATAACACCAGTGTCCGCCATTGTAGCGTCACCTGACATTACGTTATCTATCCATTTAGATGTTCCTGTATCATACAGTAACATTGCACCGTCAGCTGCTGAAGTGATATTGGTGTCTGTTGCACCGTCAATTGTTGATGTTACTGTCCTAAAACTTAAATTTCCTGCACCATCGGTTTCTATTACCTGATTAGCAGAACCGTCTGCTGACATCATAGTAAATGTTACATTTGACGCCATTGAATCTGGCGATTTCAAAGCAACATAATTGGAACCGTTGTCAGAATCTTCTCTTAGTTGAATACTTGCACCAGCAGTTGCACTGTTACCAACAATTAAGTTGGCAG